CTCGCGGCCTTGCGGGACTCCTGCGAGCGGCTGGCCCAGCGCGAGTCGACGGAGTGCGATGTCACCGCGGTCTCCGACCCGGTCGGCAAGCTCCGTGGCATCACGCGCCACGACCCGGACTTGGTCCGGGCCGCGCGCGGAGCCACGGCTTGCATGCTCGCCGCCCTACGATCGGTACCACAGTGCGCCGCAATGCTCGCGAACGAGCCCGTCGACCTGCGCTGGCGCGGCGACACGGCCGTGGTCGCCTACAGCGCCGACCTCTCGGCCGCCACAGACCACATCGGAAACGATCTGGCCTACGACGGACTCGAGACGGCGTTGGAGGCCGTGGGGGCTCCCCGCTGGTTACAGCGGGTCGCCCACCACATCACCTCGGCCGTGCGCGTGCGAGTACCGGTGCTCGCGCTCGATGCCCTCCGCGGACGCGAGGAGGGACCCGACGACCCCGCGCCAGTTCCAGTCACCTGTGGAGCCCTCATGGGGCTCGGGCCGGGATGGGTTACCCTATCCCTGCTCAACAGGTTCGCGGCACTGGCAGCGGGGGCTCAACGGGCCTCCTTCGCGGTCTGCGGAGACGACCTCGTCGCGGTGTGGCCACCTGCCGTCGCCGATCGGTACGAGGCCAACCTCGCCGCCCTTGGGCTCGTCGTCAACAAGACGAAGAGCTTTCGGGGCGAAGGGGCTGTCTTCTGCGAACAGTTCGGGCGGCTCACGCGCCGGGAAGGCAGATGGAGGCTCCTTATGGAGGAGCGCGTCTGCCTCGCCGAAGCGTCAGCGGTGGCCACACGAGTCGCGGGGGTCAGCGTCGAGCGCGGGCTCGCCAGCGTCGACCGACTCCGCGCCGTGGCTGGTGGCGCGCGCCGTGCGGCCCGCCCAACCCGTGCCCTCGCTCGCCTCGTCGCCATGCAGCTGTCCTTCCATTCGAAGAAACTGCTGCCCGGTTCACTCGAGGACGGAGGGTCAGGGCTGGGCGCCGCCACCGGCGCAACCGTGCGTGCCTTCGCCATGTCCGGATCCGCGCCGATCAACGCTCGCAAGCGAGGAGATCGCGCCCGCCGCATCGCCGAGAACACCAAAGTGTACCTCGACGGGGCGGGCCTACGCGGACCGGGCAGCGGCCCCGCTGGGCCGAAGCTCAGCGAGGCCTTGGCCGACATCGCACAGCGGGTGGTACTGGCCGAGGACCTCTCCCACACTGCCGAGACGGCCCTATCGATGTCCAAGAATCGAAAGGGTCTTACGCTCGAGCAGCAGAGGGAGGCAGGCAGGCTGCGCGCCGAACACGTGGCCCGCGCACGAGCAGCTGGGAAGGTTTCGG